CAAAAAGAAAATTACACCTTACGATTTTCAGATTCATCAGATTGCGGCCTACGGGGCTACCTACTTTGGCGAGGATCGGATGATGAGTGAAGGTATATACGGTGCCAACTGCTTTATATCTTCCACAGAGAAGGGAAGGTTTCATGCAGTCAGCTACAGCCCCGATGAACTTCGGGATGCGTGGAAGGTATTTAAAGGAGTGTGCGAGATATGGCGGAGCCTAAAGAACTACGATCCGAGAGCTTAAATGACACTAATGGGCCTCGCTATTGGCGGGAGAAAGAGTTCATAGAAAAACGGAAAATCTTTAACCCATTACTGACTTATAAGGAGGCTGTGGATGGATGGTATCGGGCATTCAATAAGTGCCAGTTGGCGTATGACTCGAAGGGCCGAAAGTACAGAACTAATAAGCCAAGAATACTTCCTAGCGAGGAGTGGGAGGCTAGACAGAAATTAAAGAAGATGGAGAGGAAAGATGGCGAAGTTTATTAGTTTATTTGCTGGGGTTGGTGGATTTGATCTCGGCATGGAACAAGCGGGGCATGAATGCGTTGCCCAAGTGGAATGGGATAAGAATGCGGCGGGTGTATTAAAGCACAGATGGCCGAATGTTCCCCTGTTCTGCGATGTATCGAAAGTATCGGCGGATGATCTGCCCGATGCAGATTTTATAACATACGGATTTCCATGCCAGGACTTGAGCGTGGCCGGTAAAAGAGAGGGATTAGATGGAAAACGATCAGGATTATTCTATGAAGCAACTAGACTTATTCGGGAACTGCGATCCCGAGGATGCGGGTTACGCTTTGCGGTGGCAGAAAATGTCGGTGGATTGCTCTCCGCAGATGATGGTGTCGCACTTGCAAGGTGCATCCGAGAGCTACTCGACAGCGGGGCTTGTGAAACAGGATGGCGAGTTCTCGATAGCCAGTATTTCGGTGTGGCCCAAAGACGGAAGCGCGTGTTCATTATCTCAGATTTTGGAGGTGAATCCTGCGACCAAATACTCGCTATCACCGAAAGCCTGCCAGGGTATCCTGCGCCGAGCCGAGAAGCGGGGAAAGGAACTGCCGGAGATGCTGGAGCGGGCTTTACAGCGAGTAGCTTCGGAGGGTACGAGCAAGGATGCGGAACTTTGCGAAGCCAAGGCGGAGATTGGCAAAAAGTATCATTTGCATCAGATTGTTTAGGAGGTGACGGCGATGAACTCGGATACGAGTGTAGTATTTGCACACTAGACTATACTGAATGCGGATGCCCTGGGCCAACTCAAGACGGCTATGAATACAAAGAGTTTAATGGTGAATTGTACGCAAGGGTAGGCGAGCAAAAAGCCATACCCATCCATGACATGGCAACTCGCCATGCTGGTAAGCGGGGAGAAAAGTCTGACGGCAAGGGTAATGGTTTAGGGGTAGGCCAAGAGGGAGATCCATCTCCAACCTTAACGAAGGGCGACCATCATGCAGTAGTCTCATGGAACGGAGACACAACCCCCAAGGCGAGCGAGGATGTATCGGTAACTCTGCGTAGCCAGCAAGGCGGGGAAGGCGTGGGGGTGGCATTTCAAAAGTCGGAATTAAGACTTAAAGACAAAATTGAATTAAAACAAATTAGCCCAACATTAAAGGCGGAAACCAAGCAAGGTGATACCGAGGTTAATGTTTTGCAGGGCAAGGAAGGCGTGGAGGTAGCTCATTCGTTTTATCCAACTGCGGGGCGAGAATTTCCCTTAGAAAAAGAACTTAGCTTAACAGTTAAGTGCGGATCTAGCTTGGGCATACCATCACCTCCAGGTGTACTAAAAGAAAACCTAACTGTCCGCCGACTCACTCCAATCGAATGCGAGAGGCTTCAGGGATTCCCCGATAATTGGACATCGGAAAAGATGGAACTGACCCTCGAGGGGAACGAGTGGAAGGCTACCGGCAAAGTGGTCAAACAGGCAGATGGTCCACGCTATAAAGCGATGGGTAATGCAGTCACCGTCAATGTGGCTGAGTGGATAGGAAAACAGATTGGAAAGGTACTTTTATGAAACAAATCAAAATGCAAAAGAAATTAAAACAGCCTCTTTATTTTAAAGGATATCAGACAAATCCACAGGGTAAAAAAACACCTGTTTTTACCACCAAGGAGATTTCGTACAGCACCAGTTTGCCAGGTGCTAGGAAGAAAAAATCAAAATGACTTTAAGAGCAGTCCCATTTTTTGGCCGCAAGGCGATAGGCAAACAAGGATACCTCCACGACACTCGGTGGGATGGGATTGCTCTTTTTACACTTATGAAAGCAATAATAATAATAGCACTAATCGCACTGGTTGGATGTGCGAAAAAGAATCCGCACCCTGATCACATACCAGGTATTTCCTGTCCCCAAAAAGGTCATGGGAAGTGTCCCTTTGGATGTCCATGAATATCGAATATAAAATGGGTATAGGTCTACCCCGAGGGGAGAAGATAATCGTAAAGGTGGGGGCAAGGCAGGCGGATATATGGCTCGATCATGAGGAATTGGCGTGGCGGGTAAAGATCGACAGAGATCTCCCAGAGACCACTTACCCTCACCTCGAGAATGCAATCCTCTCGGCACAAACACTTCTGAGGGAGGTTACATGATTGTCGCTTTCGATGTAGAAACCTTTTGGACCAAGCGATACTCAGTCGCCAAGATCGGACTCGACCGATATGTCAAGCATCCCGACTTCCGAGTCACCCTGGTCTCAATCGTAACAGAGGATGGATTTGAATGGGTAGGGGAGCCACAGAATCTGCTGGTCGAGCGATTGAACGGACAGACCCTAATCTCCCATAATGCGGAATTTGATTCTGTCTGTGCTCGAGCCGCAATCTTCAAAGGACAGATGCCCGAGTTCATGCCTGCTGATTGGATATGTACCGCAGACATGGCATCGTATCACCAGCTACCCCGATCACTTGCCGGTGCAGTCAAGGAACTCTTTAATGAGGAATTATCGAAGGATGCCCGTGAGCAGATGGCAGGGTTATCGGTGGAGGAGATCCAATCGAATCAGACATTTATAAACTATGCCCTTGAGGACAGTCGAGCCTGCCTGCGGGTATATCAGGAACTGGATATCGGCTTTCCCGAGAAAGAGAGACTGCTATCATCGTTGACCCGCCGAATCGCAAACAGAGGTTTGGCGATTGATGGACCTCTCTGTCAGCAGTTCATCGATAAGACAGATAAAATTTTAGAGGAAACTCCGAAACAAACAACCGAGTGGAGACAGGCCAACTTGGCCAATCAAACATTCGAAAAACTACTGATGGGTCAACGATCCGACCGGCGGGTTCCTACCCGATTAAAATACTGCGGTGCTCCACATACGAAACGATGGAGCGGTGGAGGTGTCATCAACTTCCAGGCGATTCCTAACGATGGAATAGGTGACATCTCAGCGAGACAATGCCTCAAGGCTCCCGCCGGTCGGGTACTAGTATCGGCAGACCTATCTCAGATAGAACCCCGCGTGATTGCATTCCTGGTAGGCGATCTAGATTTCCTCGGCCTAGTCCGTGGAGGAATCGATATCTACGAGGCACATGGTCGGGCATCCAAACTATATAAGGAGGATGAACCGATGGCCGAGCTTGCCCCTGAGATGAGAAAGCTATGCAAGGCGAGACTGCTGGGTTTGGGCTATGGATGCGGACCGGCAAAGTTTATCGAGGTAGCAAAAAGCTACGGGGTAAACATGACCGAATCTCAGGCGAAAGAACAGGTGCTTTTATACCGAGCACAGAATCCTGATGTCATGCTGGCATGGTCCAAAATGGAGGACCAATTTCGTGAGTGGATGAAGGAGACTCCCGAGTGCATAACCTTCGAAACTAGATGCGGTGTCCCTGTCCGATACTTCAATGCCCATGAGAAAGATGGGGATCTCTATGCCTCCACCACCCGAGGATATGAGCCGGTCAAAATCTACGGGGCGAGGCTATTTCAAAACATCGTACAGGCAACCGCCCGATCCATATTCGCCGATGCCCTTATCCGAATAGAGGCCGCCGGATTGCCCGTCTGTCTCCATGTCCACGATTCAATCTGCCTCGAGGTAGGCGAGGACGAGGGACAGGCGGCACTTGACCTTTTACTTCAACTATTAACCCAAGAATCTCCGAACTACCAGGGACTCCCCTTAGCGGCAGAAGGAGAGATCAAAACCCACTACTGATATGGGATGTCAAAAAGGAGCGGGATCGTTCAAGCGATGTGATGAGCCTTATCATTGGGTAAGGATTACTAATCACCCATACGCATTAGCTAATGGCTATGGCGTATCATACAAGAAGCAATGCAAGTATTGTGGAGCGTGTGGGGTGATGGAGAGGGGAGAGCCTACCAAAGGTTCTGAAGTGATAAATGAACAAGAATCTCAAGCATATGAAGAGGATCAAAAATTGCATATTCAGAATGAACGAATCAGGCAAATCCGTGTGGAGTCAGAATTAAAAGAGCAACAGAGATTACAATACAAAGAAGAATATCACAGGTATTTACAGACTGATACTTGGAAGGCTAAACGAGAACTTATTTTAAAAAGAGATAACTATACCTGCCAATCATGCTTAACTAAGCAGGCAACTGAGGTTCATCACTTATCTTATCAATCCTACGAACAGCAACCTGGTAGCGAAAAAGGATGGGAACTTATATCCGTCTGTCGAGACTGCCACAAAAGAGAACACGCATGAAACTCCACCCACTCCATTACATCCTATTCGGCATGGCGGTACTCGCCTTTGCATGGACAATTATATCCTTCTTTATAGCGATCCTATGAAGCCTAAAATAATCGGCCTATGCGGTCCCAAGGGAGTGGGTAAAAGCACCTACGCCAGGTCATTCGAGGGAGCCGCCATCCTGTCATTCGCAACCCCGATCAAGGAGATGCTCAAGGTGATCCTACCGCATCCCGCCTGGCTGGAGAAAAAGGAAGAACCGATACCAGGCTTTCCCGATGGAATAACTGTCAGGCGGATGCTTCAGTCGCTCGGAACAGAATGGGGCAGGGAATCAATCTATGCGAACATATGGGTGGATGTTGCCATGCGTAAGGCCGAGGATCACCTGGGTAAGCGTCTGATCATATTTGATGACATCCGCTTCCCGAACGAGGCGTGGGCGATCAAGCGATTAGGCCATAGGCATGAAATCCTAACACAAATCGTTCATATCTCCAGGAAGGGCCATGAGCCTGACGAGAATGATCTTCATGTGTCCGAGGCGGGACTACCAAAGTATTTTATCGATAAATGGGTAACAGTAGATGATGAAAACTAAAGTAACAGAGAAGTTTACATTTGAGGCGGCTCATAGGATAGAGGGCATTGGTAAAGAGAATGCGAGGATACATGGTCACTCGCATGAGGTATATGTGACGATAAGTGGAGAACCTGATGAGCGATTTGGGTGGGTTATTCCGCATGAAGAGTTTCAAACCAAGGCTGGGGCAATTGTTAAGCAGTTAGACCATACATATTTAAATGAGTTTATTGAGAATCCCACTGCGGAAATGATAGCTCGGCACTTGTGGTTAAAACTAATGGATAAAAAGTTCCCTGATCATATTACCCTCGAATCAGTCAAAGTCTGTAAGGTTGGTATGTGCGTGGAGGTGAATGGATGATAGAGGCAAAATTAGTTTACTTAGCAGGACCAATTTACGAGCAAGATGACACTTGCATCCGTTGGAGAAAAGCAACGCACAAACTTTTAATGAAGAAAAATGTAATGTGCATGAAACCTACAGACGCAGATTATCGGGGTAGGGAGACAATTGCAGGAATACCCAAGCGAATAGTTGAAAGCGACAAGCGTGATATTATGCATTGCGATACGATCTTAGCTAAGTGCGATCATCCATCATATGGCACAGCGATGGAGATATACTTCGCATGGAGTCTTCGTAAGCAAGTCATCGTAGTTACAAATTCTTATAGTCCTTGGATTCGCTACCATGCTGATCACATCTTTCCAACATTAGAAGAAGCAATCGAAAATATAGAGTTCCCTGATTTTGATCCGGGCGTTTCAAAATGATTGTGATGCCATCAAATAACGCTAAAGGCATTGTCCATTATTGGGCAGGCCAAGGTTATCCTGTTGGTTGGTTATTTACTCCTGAGTCAGCAGTAAGAGAACCTGTGCCTTGGATACCTTATTCGATAGACAACGGCAGGTTTGCAGTTTGGTCATCAGGTAAAAAATGGAACGAACATGATTTCCTCAAGATGCTTGATTACTACAACGAAACGATTTTAAAGCCTCGCTTTGTCAATGTGCCCGATGAGGTGGGAGATGCTGATGAGACAAAAAGAATGTGGGATAAGTGGTATCCCATTTTGGAACAATCCTACGATCTTTCTTGGTCATTTTGCGTACAGGATGGAATGACTCCTGCCGATGTTCCAACCGAAGCTAATGTAGTATTTGTTGGAGGTACAATGGAGTGGAAGTTGCGAAACCTAACTATGTGGACAGATGCCTTTCAGAGAGTCCATGTAGGAGCAATTAATACTCTTAAAAATCTTCTAAGGTGTAAAGAGTTAGGGGTAGAGTCATGTGATGGGACGGGTTGGTTTCGTGGACCCAAGATGACTGACACTCTTCATCGGTATTTTCGCATTCAGGCGGGGGAAGAGAAACTACCTGATCAAATGGAAATGTCTTTAACATGAAGGAGAGGCGACAGAATAATTCCGTTCGTAAGATGGCAACCGATGCGAGGCTGAGACAGATGCTTCGCTCGGTTCCATCCGACCATGCCGGATTTACCCAGGATGAAATTGCACGGAAAGCAGGAGTCGCCAAGCAAACAATCTCCAAGATCGAACGAGGGGCGATGATGAAAATCACTGAGCAGATCGCCCGACTACTCGCAGAAGAATAATGGCTACCCTCAAAGGAAATCTTCGCAGATGCCTCGAGAATCTGCCAGCAGGATTACTGTCTCACCATGATATCATCCTGCGACTCGCCCTCGTAGTCACCAGGCATATCGATGATGCGAGTGAGGCGGAAAGAGCAGTCGAGCATATCCTCCGAAATGTATCCCATCGACCCAACCAACCTTCCGAGGTCAGGAACGCTGTTAAAGGTGCTTACGACCGCCATAATAACCCTCATATCCCCTCCAACCCGATTAAGGTTACTCAGCCCGACCCATCGCTTAAGGAACAGAATCTAGGCGAACCTGGGCTATTCGAGAAATACACTATAAAATCAGACCTCATTCCAATGAATGCATCTGAAGCGGTCAGCAAACTCTTCGATCTTGACGAATCAATCTTTGTCCAGCGACAGGTGGCCGAGAAGGGGAGGCTCCTACCCGTATCCGATTGGATCGCTCAACCCGATCTATCCCAGTACCAGTTCATCACTTATAACACTTTCCCCGCCCAAGCGACCAACCGGTCAGAGGCACAGGTGCTTGGACGGAAATACCTACTCCACGAAACTGATGATCCATCCCTCTCATTCGAGCAACAGCTTGGCCTGATCAAGCGACTCGAGAATGAGGCCGAACTCAAGATGATCGTAAACTCAGGAGGGAAATCCCTCCACGCATGGTTCAAGTGGACTCCAGGGAACAAAAAGGCATTTCTCGAGCTATCCCAAAGACTCGGTGGAGATCCACGATTCAAACTAATGAACCAACTTTGCCGGCTACCCTGGGGAACCCGCCGCAAAGAGGCCAGCCTGCCAGCCGCCCAGCCGATCATCTATTGGAAGGATTGAATGATCCACCCGTTCTTTCTCAAAAAAATGATCGCCCGAAGATTCATAAATCTAGGCGTTCCTGTAACGGAAGCCTGCCACTTTGCCGATCAGATGGATGAAGAGAAATCAGTCCTCATCGTCCGAGATCCCGATACCTTTAAACCCGACATTATCGTACTAATTAAAACAAAACATAAATAACAACATAACAGCATGGCCAGAAGAGAAGACTACCTAACACCCGAAGTGCTCGCCGATGTGGATGAGGTGGACCGATACCTCGCCTCCAAGGGCAAGATCGATTACCCAACCCATACCGAACAGGATTCACCGCCCACTGCCTACTCCATAGCAATCGATGATCCCCTCCCTCCACCCAAGTTCCTCTCCCTCGAGCAGATGATGACCCATAACACCGATCCCATGCCCAAGCAGGTCATCGAGGGAGTCCTCCATAAAGGCTCCAAGATGATCATCTCAGGGTCATCCAAGGCAGGTAAAACACTCTCCCTCCTACACCTCGGCCTAGCCGCCGCCAACGGGTCCACCTGGTTAGGCCACCGCACAGCCACCTCGAAGGTAATCTACCTCGACTTTGAACTTAAAAAACGCATTGCCGCCCGCCGGATAGCCGAAATGGTCAATGCGAACTCCGACTATGACCCCAAGAATCAAAACTTTATGTACTGCTCCCTCCGTGGCCAGTCCCGTACCCTCGAAGACCTCGTACACCACATAGAAGACCTCGAGGACCACCGCCCCGACCTCGTAATCGTAGACCCCTTCTATAAGCTCGCAACAGGGGCAGATGAAAATGATGCCGGTGCTATCGGGGAAATAGTCAACCGCATGGAGAAGTTCTCCGAGCGTCTCGACTGCTCCTTCGTCTATGCCCATCACTTCTCCAAGGGAAACAAGTCTGACACGGACCACATTGACCGGGCAAGCGGGTCAGGCGTGTTTGCCCGTGATCCCGATGCCATCCTTACCCTAACACCCCACGAAGAGGAGGATCACCTTGTACTCGAAGCAACCCTCAGAGACTTCTCAACCCCTCCTCCTCAAGTCGTAGAATTTTCATGGCCGAATTTTATTCATAAGCCCGATATGGAACCCAAACTCAGAAAGCCAGGTCAGTCGAAGGAATCTAAAAGATTAAACGATAAACTCACCACAGCCCTTATCGAACTACTTAAACCTAATTCGATCATGGGATTAAATAATCTCCGAACCAAACTTGAGGAGAAAACAGGGGAGCCAATTACACGAGATAGACTGGTAAATCTGATTAAAAAAAGCCGAAATATTAGTGTACTAAAGACCGAAAAAGGTAAAGAAAACATCTACTCTTATACCGAATAAAGCTGTCTCAACTCTGTCTCAAAAGTAGTAGTGGAGGCCTTATAGTATAACACCACTACTAGTAGTAGTTGAGGCTGTAAGTAGTAGTTGCTCCTTTAGCAGAGCAACCTACTACATTTGCACAGCCTATAGGCGACCACTAGTCAGATTATTAGACTGAATGATTTGATCGAAAAAGCCGACACTCGGGAGAGGAGAATACACAGGCAAGAACCCTATGCTCGTAAAAGGCTTTGATCGGGTAAAGATGAGTCAGAGGACTCGCTGGATAGGGAAAAGGCTTTCTAGGGTACTCTACGGGGCTTAAAACGCTATTTCTGTGGATTTACCTACATACATCTCTACAGGAATAAATATCTGACACTGCTAACATATCTGACACTGCTAACCTGCAAAGCGTATAACCTACTGACACAGCCAACCTGCAAAGCTGGCAATCCAAGGATTGCAGGTCAGGCGGATGTCTCTACATCCGAAACCTCAGCATCGACTACCTTTTCATCTTTAAGGTTGGCAAGCTCGGCTCGGATTTCGTCCAGGCTCAAGGATTTCTTTACCTCGATGGTTTGGGTAGGCTCACCTTCGTACTGGCGATGCTTGTCGATTAATATGCCTGTGGCGATTGGGAGAACACCTGATGGGATTTCATCGTCATTAAGCTTCGTAATAAGCTTTTCTACGGCGAGATGGGTCGCAGTACCAATTAAGGATCGTAAATGCTTTTTAGACTCCTTCAGCGTATCTCCTTCACGGGATTTAACAATAGCTATGGTATGAGGAGAAACTTTACAGGTTTTGCATATCTGTTTGATTGTCGATCCCTCTGCCAACATTTTAACGACCAGGGCATAATCCTGTGGTCTTTGATCGAAGAACTTTTGTCCTGTAAAGATGTTTGGACAAGCTTCCTCGGTCTTCAGATTTGCCGGAAGGTTCTCTGCTTGCTGATAAACTCTCGGTCTTTTAGTAGGCATAAAATCAATCGGTGAGATAATTTGAGAAAGTATTCTCAATAAGGATCAACGCAAGTACAATTAGACATAATCACTATTTTACGCAATTAATAGTGTCATACTACACATAAAAATAGGTAAAACATAACATATTTAATCTTTTGTCAGAAATCACATACAAATTTTTGCCTCAGACAGGGGGGGAGGGGGTGCGGTTCGGCGGTCTGCCGGCCACCGCGACCGATTGTGTCCCATAAAAAAATTCTGACAAATTGCCCACCCCGAGGTTACTCGCCCCCCTGATTCTGCTACAATCGGGAATGCCTCTTGACTGGTCACCGCATCCCGCCATTCCCGCCTTAACCAAAGACGAGATGCTGGGAATGACTCCTGAGAATATTTTGGCATACTGGGAGAGGCGCGAGGAGGCGATCAAGCTCGAGAAGGATGATCCATATCGTCATGGCTTTGAACTGGATACCTGGAAGCGGGCAGATGATCAGCTTAAATCGCATCAGGAAATCCTCGTTATGGGAGGTAACAGGGCAGGTAAATCGGAATGGGCGGCTAAAAGGGTAGTTCAGTGTCTCGTAGAGAACCCAGGAACGATCATATGGTGCTTAACGGAAACATCGGCCAATTCAATTCAGTTCCAGCAGAAGCTAATATTTAAGTATATCCCTAAAGAATTTAAAGGATTAGGTAGAGGTAAGGTCGGATATCTGATCTACTCATTGCGAAATGGCTTCACTGCCGGCAAGTTTACTTTGCCTAATCGATCTGAATGTATTTTCCGTAATTGGTCGCAGGATATTTCGACTATAGAGGGTGGAGAGATAGGAGCTCCGCAAACCCCTGATAATCAAACACATAACATCGGATTTTGGGCTGACGAATTGTGTCCCATGCCGTGGGTCGAAACACTTCGCTACCGCACCGTGACCCGCAATTCCAAGGGAATTATCAGTTTCACGGCTGTGGACGGGTGGAACTCGGTAGTGAAGAGTATGCTGACGGGAGCAAAGACAGTGGAATCGGCAAAAGCTGACCTTTTGGATGGTGAAGAGGTTCCCCTGGTCCAACAGCCATTAAGGAAAGCCTCGAGCGTGGTATATTTCCATACGGAGGCCAATCCGTTCGGCGGTTGGTCGGCCATGAAGACACAACTGGAGGGAGAGAAGAGGGAAACGATCCTTTGTCGGGCGTATGGAGTGCCCGTAAAGGCATCAAAGACTGTGTTTCCCGCCTTCTCCGACAAGAATGTCGTACAGGCCAAGGATATCCCTGTTTTGGAGGAGGGAGCGGATGCGAATTGGGTGCTATCGATTGATCCTGCTGGAGCAAAGCCCTGGACGATGGTTTTGTTCGGGATTGATCCGCATGGAGTGGCCTGGGCGGTTAAGGAGTTTCCTGATTTTGACACATGGGGAGGATGGATTGATCTGACGAAGGGGGATAAGGTGAGTGCAGGGGAAGCGGCACAGCCTAATGGTTTCGGCTTAAAGGATTATGCGGAAATCATCCGGCAAATGGAGGGTGATCGTTATGTTGAGCGGATAATCGACCCTCGTTTGGGGGCGGCTAGTTATCAGAAGTCGGAAGGATCTTCCAACATTATCGATGATTTGGCGGATGAAGATTTATCGGTGGTTCCGGCGGAAGGTTTGGACATTGAGACGGGTTTGCAGGCGATCAATAATTTGCTGGCATGGGATAGGAGTAGGGAGATGGGATTGGATAATCACCCGAAGCTGATGATTTCGGATGAATGTCAGAACCTGGTGGCCTGTATGCAGGAGTATCAGGTTGGTGATTTGAAGCATCCGGCCAAGGACTATGTAGATTGCGTTAGAATGTTCGCAGTGGGTAATTTTGAATATTTCGATGAGGAGGAATTGGTGGCAACAGGTGGAGGGAGTTATTGATTTATGGGAAAAGTAAGAAAGTGGAGTAAGATGCAGAGGGACCAGGTGGTGCTTTTGCGTAAGGCGGGTACGAGTTGGCCGAAGATAAGCAAGGAGTTGGGAATCCCCCGTTCGACCTGCATAGGAATATGGAAGGAGGATTCGGATGGGAAGGTGGGATTACCTGAAGCTCCGCAGAAGCAGGTGGAGACGGCGAGGGTGCTGAAGCTGGTTCCGAATGCCCGGTTAATGCTTATCTATTTTGATGATCGGGAGGGAGTATTTAGGTGCGTTAAGAAGCCCGAGGATAATCACCCGCCAAAGTCGGAGGTATATGTCAAAAAGGTCGAGGGAGACGATGATCTGTATCGAATCGCCTGAACAGCAGGACAAGCGGATTGATTTGATGCTACGGGAGTTGGTTGTGGAGGAGGGATTATCTGCATTTGAGGAGGATCGGGAGTGCAGGATTTACACGATTCAGGAGATGGCGGACTTTGTGGGAGTAGGGTTTGAGACGATGCGAAGGATAGAGAAGTCTGCCCTGAGTAATTTTAAAAAACATATGTTAGAATTGGGAGTTAAAAATGGAAAGTAGTGGATTAGAAGTACAGGAGTTTGACGAGAAGGGGCCGGATGTAGATTCGATCAAACATGAGTTCAATGAGGCGAGGGCGAATCTGTCTTTTTGGATGGATAAGGCGGAGCAGGCGAGGGAGTGTCGTTTTAATGAGTGGGCAGGAAAGGATGAATCGGGAAAGAAGAATGGACCTGAAGCATTTCCCTGGGATGGTAGCTCCGATTTAGAGCCTAACCTTGTGAACCCGTTGATTGACGGGGATGTGGCTTTGCTGTCGCAATCGCTTTCACAGGCTAACCTGGTGGCGGCTCCCGTGGAGAGTGGAGATATTACATCGGCCAAGATGGTGAGTGAATTTCTGAAATGGCGGATGGGATCGATGACTGAGTTACAGAGGGAAGCGGCCATCGGTGCTAATTATCTTTTGCAGAATGGAATAACATTTTTTGGTACATATTGGAAGAGGGAGACAACTCGGGTATTTAGAGACATATCGCTCGAGGAGATTGCACAGATGTCGCCTGAACTGGCAATGGCGATCCAAGATCCCGAGATGAAGGAGGGGGTTGAGGAGATGTTCTTTCCGTTGTTTCCAGGGTTAAAGAAGAAGCGGGTTCGTAAGATGTTAAACGAGCTACGCAACAAAGGAGTTTCAAAGGTTCCAACAGAGAAGGCAGTGGTAAATCGTCCTGCGGTTAAAGCTTATGAGTTGGGTAGGGAGATTATTATCGATTCGAATGTGATTGATTTGGAATCCGCCAGGAGCATTCACTGTATTCATTACTACAGCCCCGAGGCTCTGATGCAGAAGGTGAATGAGGGATGGGATAAGGAATGGATTGAGGAACTGATTGAAAACTCGAAAGGATTTTATTCGGAGGAGAGTTATTCAACGGATCTCATGTCGTATGACACCGGCAACTTTTATGGTCAGCAGGATTACGAGGGCATGGTTCGGGTAATCACGACATATCGTAAGGAACTGGACGAAGACGATGTGCCTATATGCACGATTACCTGCTGGGCGGATGAAGCGGAAGGGCATGGGTTTCACAGTCCTATGGAGTATGATGAGGGGAGATATCCCTTTGTTGCGATTACGAGGGAATGCCTTAACCATAGATTGCTTGATTCGCGTGGATATCCTGAACTGCTGAAGAGTTATCAATTGGCAGTAAAGACAGAAATGGATGCAAGGAGAGACAGGGCATCCATGAGTACGATGCCACCAGTTGAGTTCCAAATTGGCCGCCGCCCAGAGCGTCTTGGTCCGGGTGCTCACTTGGCCGTTAGAAGGCGTGGAGAGGTTGGATTCATGGAGATCCCCCGTTATTCGAACGCGAGCATGGAAGTGGAGATGCAGATTCGTCAGTTGGCAGATAAGCTAACGGGAAGGCCGACTGGACCTGACGATGCAGTGGAGGCAAACAGTGTTCGTCAGAACCTGGTCAATCGTTGGCTCGAGGGATGGAAGCAGGTACTAAATCGCATTTGGTGCTTGGATCGCACTTACGGCGGACCGCAGATATGGTTTCGGGTTACCAATAATGAGCAGGGAGCGATGCTTATGATGGATGAGACTGCTGAAGTGTATGATTTTAATATTACATGGAACAGCATGAACCAGGATGAGGAGAAGGTTCTTCAGAAGTTGGATACGATAGGTAAGTTAATGGCAACCTATGATCGTCAGGGCGTGAGCAGATTTGACATTTATCTTCGCAAGGTGATTGAGGCGATTGATCCGAACCTTGCCAATCAGTTAATCATGCCATCGCAGGAGGCTACCACAAAGGAGATTATTGAAACATCGAATGACATCGCAAAGATTGCATCGGGACAGGTTGTTAACGCCCCTGAAAATGGAGCGAATCCACAACTTAGGCTTCAAGTATTACAATCGTATATACAGGGAAGCGAAGCAATACCGGCGACCGATGTGCAGGAACGCCTGCAATCCGATGAAAACTTTGCGAAGAGACTTCAGACATATGCTGGTCAGTTAGAATTTCAGCAACAGCAACAAATGAACGCCAGGATTGGTCAATTAGGTACTGCCCCTGGCAATGTACCAGGCACATCAGTGGCCGCTTAATCGAAAGGAATAATAATATGGCACCTTATGGGAAGGGAACTTACGGATCGAAGGTTGGAAGACCTTCCAAAAAAGCAAAAGCAATGGCTCGAAAGAAAATGAGTCCAGCAAAGAAGAAAATGTTGAAGAAGAAAAAGTGAGTATTACTTACAGGGGAATAACTTTTGCCGGGTATTCCAAGCCCAAGCGAACACCTAATCATCCCACGAAATCCCATGTGGTTTTAGTTAAAGATGGTGGAAAAGATAAGATGATTCGCTTTGGTCAGCAGGGAGCGAAGACTGCCGGTAAACCCAAAAAGGGCGAAAGTCAGGCGATGAAGGATAAACGGGCTAGATTTAAAAGTCGGCACGGAAAGAATATTGCCAAGGGTAAAACTTCGGCGGCCTACTGGGCAAATAAGGTGAAGTGGTAAGATGCCAAAGGACGCTTGTTACAAGAAGGTAAAGGCTCGGGTAAAGGTATTCCCGAGTGCTCGAGCATCGCAACAGATCGCTAAGTGCCGGAAGTCGAAGGGACAGGTTCGCAAGACTGCCAAGGGTACATCGTTGAAAAGATGGGATGCTGAGAAATGGCAGGATACACGGACCGGCAAACCATGCGGTCAGGGTAAGTCGAATGAATACTGCCGGCCAACCAAACGAGTTTCGAGTAAAACACCCAAGACCAAATCGGAGATGAGTAAAAGCCAACTGAAACGGAAAAAGGCTGAGAAATCGAAGGTAGGAATGGGCAGAAGAGTAAAACCCGTAAGAAGGAAAAAATGACATTAGGAGATGCAGTTGCCGGACTCGGCGAACAAACCGAGTGGGTAGTGATTAAGGACTTTATTAAAGAACAGAGGGATATGTGCCTGGTTGATTTTCAGGACTATACTCATGTGGACAATCCACAGAAGCTTGCCCGTTTATCGGGAGAGATCGCTGGATTAACCCGAATATTGGAGGCGTTGGACAATGCCGAAACTGACACCCCATCAGCAGTTTAAAAACGAGCATAGGGCATTGCTCAATCGTTGGCTTGAGGAGTCTGATATTGAAGACACTGAAATGGCAAAGATCGTGATGTCAGACATTGAGGAGTGGCTGGATGAGGATGTTGTCGATTTCGAGTGCGATATGGTGCTCGATGATGATGACGAAGATGAAGAGGAAGGGTAACCTCTACGAGCAGAAGTTTTTTTCGGAAGCCCTTGAGCGTGGACTGGAGGTCTTTGTGCCACTAGGCGATTATTTGCCACAGGACTGCCTGGTGATGAACACGGCGGGGAAGATTTTTAAGATTCAGATCAAGGGGACAGAATCAAAGTCTAAAGATAAAAACCGAACAGGATTAGGCAGATACATGGTCACAACTTGCCGAGGATCGACCGGCAAAGAAACAATCGACTGCACGAAGGTAGATGTCCTAGTGGCCTATGTCGAGGAACTGAACACTTTTTATAATATACCATGCATGGAATTAGACGGAGCAAAACGGATCGGATTGTATCCGCACAACCCTGAATCGAAAGCCAAGCATGAGGAGTACAAGGACAATTGGAAGATTTTTAAAGTCTCCTGAGTAATTTATCCGACCCCCTGTCATAATCAGAGGTGGCGTACCATGTCGGTACGCAGAAACCGAAACCGCAAGAGTGCGAACTTACCAAACGCAGGAAAATGGCAGATACAGAAACAACCGAGGCTTCGGGTAGTACAACAGAAGCAGAACCACAACCAACGCAAAGCATTACGACCCTTGAGGAGTTGACAGCATCGTTTGTCGATAAAGTCGAGGAGAGTGAAGCGAAAGAGGAATCCGAGGTGACCGCCGAGTCCGAGACTCAGCCCACAGATACGGAAGCCGACCAGGATCAAGATGTTCTTTTACAGTCAACCGAAACTGAGGAATCAGAGGAGGAGGAAACGGAAGAGGTAGCGAATGAGGAGGAAAGTGATGAATCTGAGGCGGAGGAACCGCCCAAGGCCGTAGGGAAGCTACTTAAACAGGTAGGAAAGCTCACAAAAAGAGCGAAAACCGCTGAAGAGGTCGTTGACACTCTTAAAGCCGAGATTCAAGCACTAAAAGCCAACCCTCAGAAGCAATCGGAAACCAGCCAGCCGGCACTTGAAGAAGTCCAGGACTTTCAAGCCCTGGAGACTTTGAGGAAGGAAGCACTTGCCGCCAAGAAGTTTGCACTTCAGCACATCGGCAAGGACTTTGTGGAAGTCGATGGAAGAGAGTATTCGGATGATGATATTCGAAACATTCTTACCCAAGCAGACGAATACCTGACAGAGAAGATCCCCGAAAGGGCACAGCATCTCCAGTCGGCGGCACAATGGCAACAGGATACGATTAACACTCATCCGTGGATTTCTGAAACAGTAGACAGTGACATCGCTGAAGAACGCAGAGGCGTATTTAATCAGCTTAAAAGTCAGTATGCTAATGTTCTAAACTCCCTTCCTAATGGCGACTTTATAGCGGCCACACTCGTAAGAGGAGTGGAAGCGATCAAGGCAGACCAGGCGGCCAAGACGGCCAAACCGAAAGCCAAGAAAGTAGCCAAAGCACCTCCACCGACAATGGGAGATTCCAGCCCGCCGGTACAAACTCAAGTCACTCGGAAGACTGCACAGAAGCAAAAGATTTTGGAGCGTAGAAGACTCTCGGAAAACGATCTAGCCGCACTTCTAGCGGAATAAAATTTAAAATCTTAAAATAAGGAATTACTCAAAATGGCTATTGCAACAAGCTACAATGTGACTAGCACCAAGGGTGCAAGGGAAAATTTGGAAAATGTGATGAAAACTGTTTCACCACAAGAAACTCCAATTTACAGTACAATCCCACAATCCGCCGCTCCAAAAGCAACTCTTAATGAGTGGTTGGTTGACTCACTCGCCGATCCAGTAGGATCAGGTGGAAACATCGATGGTGCTGACTTAACTATTTCAGATGCCGCTAACTTGATTGACACTCGTGCTCGTTTGTCTAATCGAGTGGCCACATTCAGAGATATCTTCGCGGTATCCCGTCAAGCTGAAATGGTAGATGTCGCTCCTGGTGGATCTCTTTTCGCCGCTTCTCAGGCTAAGAGTCTTATCCAACTTAAAAACAGTTTGGAAACTGCAATCGGATCAGGAAATGATCAGTCTGCCGGTACTAGCTCCGCTGGTGCTAAAATGTGCGGACTTGGTATTTGGTCTGACCCAACAGCAACAGGTAACACTTTCGACACATCCTTAAAGCAAGGATTCCGTGCAGTAAGTGGTTCCCGTGTTTCTATCGGTTCCTTGACTGAGTCTGCTTTCCGTGGACTTCTTCAGGCTGTTTACACTGCTTCAGGCTCGAAAGGTTCTTTCAGACTTTTCGCAGGACCAGCTTTGGTAAATAAAATCACTGACTACACCAGGTCTACCACTGCAAATAGTGATTTTAACTTCAACCAGGATGTCAAAGATGGCATCTTGAAATTGTCAGTCGTTACTTACATCAGTGATTATGGTCAAGTGGATATCGTGCCGGACCTCTGGTTGGGCAGAAACGATGGCGGAGCAAGTGGAGACGATACAGCCCTCGGAACTGTTAATACAGATCGTGGATATCTTATCCCAACCGATGACACTGTTTCACTTAAATTCTTGGAAGGCATGACCATTCAGGATCTTCCTGACAATGGTGCTGGAAAAAGAGCTTTCTCTGAGTGTATGGCTACGATTCGCGTAAGCAATCCTAGAGCACTTGGTAGTATTGTTTAATTAGTTCGGGTTTATATCAGCCGATAATGTTGTTACTTGGGAGCCGGTTTAAGGGGTTAGACCGGCTCCCTTTTTCTTTTTAAATATGAGTCTTAATATAATCGTAAGAGGCGGGAAACGAAGTGGTGGAATGTCGGGTGAAGAGATGGCACACTATCTTTCCAAAAAGGCAGAAGCACAAGCCGAGCGCGAAAAAGCTGGCTACAAGAGCAGGGCATTAGCGGCTCGTAAATACGGGCAATCTGTTAGCGGAGGGAAAGACTTCCGTGCAGTTCGATCTGTCGATCTTACGACTTACTTGAGACATGAGCAGGAGCGTCCTGGCTGTATGTCTGATCCCGAGTATTCGAGGGATTTCGCTAAAAAGAATCCTGAGACAGTAATCGGATCGTGAGAACTGTATCCTACAGCGACCTGAAAGATAGATTCACTTCGGCAATCGGAGTGGATTCTTTACTTTCGGTTGAGGAGACAGCATTCAAGAACTCATTAAATGATCGTGTTAAGGGAGCATGGACACGGGCACAGTGGCCGGAATTGATGTCACTGAAAGAAAAGACAGTGGCGGCAATTACCACGCCATTGGTGGCCGACAAAGCGGTACAGATCGACAACGACTCGGACATCATGGATGTCTTTGCGGTCTTCGATAAAAACCCGCTAAGTGACCGCCAAGCGATCAAGTTGGAATATAATCTGATCAATGGATATCTGATTCTAAAAGCAGACTCCACACAATCGACAGTATTTGTTCAAGGCAACCAGGTGACCCCCAGCAGTTATGGAGATCAACCAGGAGAGACTTCTACACTCCCACGATTCCTCGAGCGTTACCTACTACTTGCAACTGTATCTGATTGGTATAAGTCAGACGGCCAATTGGACAAAGCATTGGCACAAGAACAAATGGCAGAAGAAACCCTGGCACTCGAAATCGACCGAGTCGAGAGGCTGGAAGGAATGAATAAAATATCGGTCAATACATATCCGAGCTACTCGTTCGGAGTTAACATTTTAACCACAACATAAAAATATCATGGGCTTATCAGGAGTAAATATTCTCAATGCAATGGGAGCAGGTGGATCGCTTTATGCGAATGACACTGCCGCTCACACTGGAGATTTCACATCAATTCAATTCACCGAGGATTCGGTTCTTTCGGCATATGTCGGGAAGGTGGAAAATGTATCCGCATTAATTTCGGATGCGACCTCCTTTTCACAGGGACAAGTAATTTATGGTCCATGCACCTCTTTCACTTTAGCGAGTGGTGCTTGTTTAGCCTATAAAGCCTAATGCCTTATAATTGCCTTGGTTTACTGGTTGGAGACACCGATGCAGATAATGCAGTCGGCCCTCCCGTACCACCTGGCCCACCCGCCAATGCACTCCTGACGGAGAACAATGAACCCATGCTTACGGAAGCAGGAGATAATATAGTCTATGAGTGATTTACAAAATTTAACACCTGATTAAAAACTATGGCCACAAAAAAGATTACAGAATTAAGTAACCTAGCGACACCCGTTGGGGCAGATATTTTACCAATCGTTGACGATGTTGCAGGAACCGCTACCACGAAAAAAGTAACCGCTACTAACCTGATGACCCTAGCACCTGTGCAATCGGTAGCAGGAAGGACAGGCACAGTTACACTTAGTAACACAGACATCAGCGGTTTAGGCACAGCGGCAACTTCAGAAAGCACAGAATTTAGCCCTGCCTTCTTTAGCATTGTATCGGAAACAACCACAGCACGGACACTATCTGATAGTGACAACGGGAAAGTGATCGTTTGCAGTAATGCCGGGCAAGTTATTGTCACAATACCTTCAGGATTAACTAGCGGATTCAACTGTACAATCACACAAGGAGGAGCGGGAACAGTAACTATTGTAGGTTCGGGTGCTTCGATTAACGGCTTTAATAACAAGACGGCAACAGCCGGACAATATGCGGTAGTCAATGTTATACCTGTTGGTACTAATGCCTACTATGTTGATGGTGATTTAACTTTCGCACCCTTAATAAACACCTACTCCGTGGACTTTGATGGCACGAATGACTATATGTCTATATCAGGACTAACCTCCTGTTACGCTTTCAGTTGCTGGATTAAACCCGACTCAACTATAACTAGCTCTTCAGGAAATGCGGGTAATTTATTAGGACAAAACAGTACTGCGTGGTTTGGTGCATTAGGTGGTAATATTACAGGAGATTTTACAGACGAGATAATTACTATTAGACCAAGCAGCCAAACAGGTTTCGCTTATACCTCCAACACGGATTCTATTCCATCGTCAGCTTGGACTCATATCGCTTTTCGTTGGGAGGCTACTAACTCACAAACTAATCCGGGTGGAGCAGGTTATGATATTTTTAAAAACGGAACTAAAGTAGGCAACGCTGTTGGAACAAGCCCGATAACTAGCCCTATTACTTTCTCAACAGCACTACTAGGAGCTAGACAAACTAGTGCATACTTTTTCAGTGGAAAGATTGATGAGGTAGGTTTTTGGTCATCTACTGTTACCGAGGCTGATATTACAACTATGTATAATGGAGGTGTACCCGGCAACTTAACCACTCTTAACCCTTTCGGATGGTGGCGTATGGGTGATGATGATGGTGGTACAGGAACGACTATCACAGACCAAGGTAGCGGAGGAAATGACGGTACGCTTACTAACGGTCCTACATTCTCAACTGATATACCATCTTAATAACTATGAGAACATACTGCATAATAGACGCATCGGAAGTATCTTCCGTAGATTTTAACCAAGTTCTAGAGACAAGTGCTGACACGCTTAGATACAATGTGAATCCTGCGGGTACTAAGACCTTCGTAAAGTTCGAGGGCGACACGCCATCGTTCCTGGAGGGTAAAACCGCCTATGATCGTTCGGAGATGTTGACAATCCTAGCGAATGAAGAGTGGTCATCTGACGATCCTATATGATCTATCTCCTTTTAGCACTTTGCTTCCTGACCGCCGGATGTTCCTTTCGTTCGACCTATCCGACATTAGGCGGAGTGATTGGCGGATCAGTAGGTACGCTTGCAGGTGGCCCTGTGGCAGGAGGTTTGTCTGCGGGTGCGGGTGTGCTTGCGGGAGAAGCATTAAAAAATGCAGATGCACTCGTAGAGGCCGAGGAAACGATTGAGGCTCTAACTCATGGCGATGTATCTGCCCTGGTAGCTCAAGGCATGGCGGAACACAAGAGCGGATTCGCTGAGTTTACATCTTACATAAAACGCATTCTGATAGGGGCGGCAGTTGTGCTTGGTTGCTATCTAGCAATACCTATTTTCGTGGCAAAAAGATGTGCCAAAACTGAAGTCACAAGATCCACCACTCGACCTCCCTTTCCGAGACCTTCCGATCAAAAATGAAAAACATAATTCTACTCAAAAAGAAATTTGAAACACTCTCCAAGCGTGGGAAAATGATAACGATCTTCGTGGGCTTAGTGCTAGGAATCATCGTCTTGGACATTTTATTCTAATGATTGATCGAGTGTCAGTCGCAGGATTGAGTGGCACATTAGCCACCTTTGGTTTATCCACATTGGATAGTCTTTTTGGATGTATTGCTGGGATAATCACAATCGTCTACATGGGGATTAAAGTTTGGCAGGAGGTTAAGAAGAAGTGAGCAGATATCGCTCATATGGGAAGCTAGACGATCCATTCGTGACAGAAGGGGATACCTTCTTTCTGCGGATGAATGCGCGTCTGCGACCCAATCAGCTAAAGCCTGGTGAGGTAGCTTTGTCAAAGAATGGTCGCATGAATGATGACGGCACTTGGCAAACTCGCAAAGGATTATCGACTCTGTTTGGATCGATTACTTCGGGCACAGATGCGATCCGTTTACCTTATGTGATACAATCGGCATCCCGATCATCGGGAGTGGTTTCAATCGTATTAGATGCCACTCCAAGTTTATCCTTCATTCCTGGTGACAATATAACTGTGGCGGATTTAGATTCATCGGTTGATGGCACTCATATATTAGCTTCTGTAAACTTCACCACTAAAACACTAACTTTTTCTAACGCTGGGACGGATGCAGTATTTGGTGTGCAAGACGAAACAGTCGGAAATACATCCGTCTGTTCACCCGGTAATTCCATAGCTACAACTTTGAATTTTACCCTCAACGATGATGGAGTAAATGCTGTTTATGGATCAGCAGTTTACAGTGATGCCTCATCAAATTCGGATGATTTCATTTTCACTGCCACAAATAATCTTTGCATAATTCTTCGACTTAAAGATCTAGTCGTTTTTAAAAGCAGATATGATGCCGGAGGCGAAACAATAAATGGGCCTGTCGGGATGACGCAAGGTTTTGATAAGATGTTTATCTTTAGAACCAATAAGACCACACTTTCTGCAAGTCCGAAACTCAATCAGGTGGCTATATCTTCGGCATCTCAGTCGGGTCAGACCATAACAGTAAACACATCCACAGATCATGGGCGTGTGACAGGTGACTTTGTCACGCTGACGAACTTGGGTGGTTGGACAGTCAATCCGAATAATTGCTATGATATTACAAAGACATCTAGCACGCAGTTTACTGTGACAATGGATTCTTCGCAGACTGCCACATTTAATGTATCAGGGGCACAGGTAGAATATTTTGCGGACTTCACTAGCGTACCAAGTGGCACTTATACTGCTCCTCAATATCTCACAGATACAACCACCACAGCATCAAATGGATTAGTGACTATGGATGTGCCAACTCATGGGCTTTCAGTGGGAGATCAAGTGACAATTAGAGACGGGCAATCACCATATGACCTTTTCAAAGATCAAAGCGCTAGAGTTAATTCAGCCACCACTAACCAATTCACATTTAATCTAGGAGTTGAAAATGTATCAGTCGGGCAATCACTATCGCTGACTGTATCAAAACAATTAGCAATCGGTAAAGGATTCATACACCAACCTGCGGCTCCTTTTGGGGAGTTTCATCAGCGTAGACTTTGGCTCCCGTTTCAGTACACATCAGATGCACCTCCAACAGATAGGGAGATCCGTGATGAGATTGCCGTTTCGGACATTTTTGACAGTGACACATTCGATATAATCGGAAATCAATTTCGGACTAGTTCAGGTAAAAGTGATTTTCTGGTAGGGATCAAAGGATTCACACAGGATTCGGTTGTCGCATTTAATCGTAAATCTATTCATTTGCTCACGGGGGCAAGCGGATCTTTAGCTGATGTAAAAACGACTATGGTCACAGATGAAGTCGGAGCATCTGCCCGTAAGTCTATCGTTCAAGTAGCGAATCAATTTTTGTTTCTGTCAGATCGTGGCATTTTTGGAATCCAGTTCCTTGACGAATATAACTTGCGTGGGACAGGCACACCTTTATCTGAACCGATTCAGCCATTTATAGATCGAATCAATCAGAACTATGCATATTTATCGACAGGAGTTTATTTCGACTCCCGTTATTGGTTAGCAGTGCCATTGGATTCATCACCTGGAGCGGGAGATGCAACAAAGCTAAATACAATCATCGTTTATTCATTTATCAATGGAGGCTTTGAAAGTATTGATAGTGTAAACTCACCTGATTTTGGCATCAGAGATTTGTTGGTCGCGAGGGAAGGGGCACAGAATGCTCTGTATTTAACAACTGAAGAAGGTGGGATTCACAAAGTAGATTCAGCGGAGGGTGATGATCTTGTGTCTTTAACCGCAGGACAGGCCACCACAACCCCAATACCCGTAATCAGCCAACTAACGACCAGGCAATATGATGCCGACTCAATGGATCGTAAAAATTTCAGCAGAGCAGAATTTCATGTAAAATCAAATGATGGATTTTCAACCGATGGTAACTTGCAATTCATCACCGAAGATCCTGACGCGACTACAGAAACAACAAGCATATCCTCATTACTCGGAGGTAAATTAGCATCTGATGAAGAGGCATCTATTCGTCTGCGTGTCAGGAAGCGTGGATTTGGGGTTCAGGCAGACTTTAAACCTACCGATGGCAGACCTTATTTAAGGTCAGCAAAAGTGGATGCTAGGATAGCAGATAGATCAACAACTTCAGTTTCATAAGGAGAACTTAAAATGCCAATCATAAGCACAGCACAATCATTCTCGTCAGGAGATCAAGTAACCGCACTAAAATTGGAAGATATTGCCAATCAAGCAAGTTTTCTAACCGCATCAGGTACAGCCACGGATGGAGCGACTCTTGAGGTACATAGCACGGGAGGATACCTTTTGGTAAAAGAGGATGGAATAACATCTAATGAACTTCGTGATGATTCGAGTACAGATGCAAATCGGGCAGTCACTACGAATCATATAAAAGATTTAAACATCACAACTGAAAAGATTGCTAACGATGCTGTCGAATTTGCTAAAATTCAAGACATAAGCACGGCAAAGGTTCTTGGTCGAACAACAGCAGGAGTAGGCGTAGTTGAGCAAGTAGATATCAAAGATGAGGATGATATGGCATCAGATTCCAATACTGCCCTGGCGACTCAGCAGAGCATCAAGGCGTATGTGGATAATTCCATTCCCGACACATCTCAGCTTCTACGAGCTAAATGCTCATTTGATGGTAGTTCAACTAACCCTTCTGCAAACACAGGGGCGTTTAATATTTTATCAATTACTAAAAACGCAACAGGGGACTACACTGTAACTTTTAATGATGCTGTAACAAATCCTGTTGCTTGCGTTACGGCAGTAAACGCTTCAGCCACAAACCCGATGGATGCCTCGATACACACAATTAATTCATCCACAGTTCGAATAATTACAGGCACAAACACATCGGGCCTTATTGATGTAATTGTTCACTTAATCGTTTTTTAAAATTAAGCCCATGAAAAAGAAGAAAATCAAAGATCCATTGGCCGAGGCCGCCAGGCTTTTAAATGAGAATGCTCCCGAAGGAGAATCGCTCGCATACATTAACTCGAAAGAGGCAGATGTTTTAAAGCGATTGGGTGGGGCAGGAAAGTCTACAAACAGTTCAGGAGTTCCATCTTATTTCACCTTACCTGATTTTAATGCGGGAACTGCGGCACAGGAGTATGTAGCCGCAATGGCTGATCCGGCATTACAGCAGACAATGCTCCACAATCGTCAGGCTTATGATCCGCAATACCAGGATTTACAGATGGATCTTGCTGAAAGAGCCGCTGACCCAATGGCCGCACTTGCCGAACGGGAGGCAATGAGGGCACAGGATTTTGGTCGGACAATGGCCGAGCGTGATGCAACTTCCAATATCGAGTTTCTTAATCAGTTTGGTGCTGACATCAATCAGGCAATGCGAGCATCCGATCCGCTGATGCAAGCCCGTGTGGAGCAGATGAACAAAGTTGCCGATGATGCATTTCAGGAGTCACAGATGCAGGATCTTTCGCCTGAGATGCGTAGGCGAGCAACTCAGTCTGCTAGAGAGGGATTAGTGGCAAGAGGTCGAGGCATGGATAATGCGGCGATTGCCGCAGAAGCGATGAGTCGGGAGGACTATCTCCGAGATATCGTAAATAATGCCCGTGGGCAGGTTCAGAGTCTAGGAACAACCGCAGGAAACTTTAACAGAGCAACAGGCATGGACCCGCTAATGATGACCCGTGGGGGCAGTGATTACACGCAACAGGGATTTGGTCAAAGATCTGCACTTTTTGGAATGCCACAGGAATCAGTGACTAGGATAAATCCCGATGCAGGTGTGAATATAGGGATGCAAGCATACGCGAATAAGGCTAATGCAATGGCTAATGCTTATGCGGCGGATCAAGCTAAAAAAGGATCATTGATCAGTGGTGCATTGGGTGCATTTGGTTCTTTGGGTGGCGGACTTTTAAGCAACGAAGCACTATTTAGCTAGGACAATCGATGGGTGATTATTACGGAAATTCAACAAGCAGAATGATGGCAGACGCAGTGCCCTTTCCGGGCTAAAGGAGAAAACAAAATGGCAATAGGAGATACAGTACAGGCGGGATTAATGAGGGTGGATACTACTCCACTCCTACAGGCTCAGATTCGAAGTTCCGAGCAAATGGGTAATGCGATTGCCGGACTTGGGCGTGATATAGGAAGTGGAATTGAGAAGTTTATGCAGAACAAAAAGGAGGGCGAGGCCGCAGATATGCAGATCGGTGCTCTCCTGCAAAATATGTCACCCGAAAGGCAAAAAGAGATTCAATCGGGTGAAGGTGAACTGGGTAAATCGCTGTCCAAGTTTTTGAGTGGTGAACTTGGTATCTCAAAAAAGAAGGCATTGCTTGGGAGCCTAATTACAATAAACACTGCCGATCAGCTAAAGAGAGAAGAAGCTATGGCCGCTGAAAGATTTAAACAGCAACAAGAAATAAATAATTTAAACAGGCAAATTGCTCAAGGAAAGATAGATGATCGATTGAGTGATAGGCAAGCGACCGATAGATTCATAACAAAACTCTATTCTCAAGTTCCTACTGGTAAATTAAATGAGGCTGGGCAAGATGATTTAGAAAGAGGTTTGGCATTCTTACCACCTGGTCCAAAGGCAAGAGAAGAGTCTAAAAATCGATTACTTCAAGACCCTCAATTTCAACAGACTGAGCCTGTTATAAGCATGACTGGCAATCCATTTCTTCAACAGTTTGCAAACGAATCTCCTGCTGTTAAAGAAAGAGCTTTGGCATTCATGCAGGCTGAACAAAAGAGGTTGGCAGACTTAGCACCCGATCCTACTGATCTTATTAAACTTAGAGAAGAGGCACGAAAAACTACAGAGTTCGATCAAGGCCAGGATGCTATAAGTTTTTCACCTGATCGAAATTTTCTTGATTTAGGAATAGATGCAAAAAATCAGCCAATTAGATTTGGAATTTCAGGCAAGTTCGGTGACGAGGCGGAAGTTATAAAGCTAAAAAGTGAAGCTATACCTCAATATCAAAACATGAATGCTGTAATGAATCAGCTAATAGAATTGGGTGAAAAAAGAAAAAATGAAGTTTATATGAGTAATGCTGACAAAACTTTAGCGGCATCACTATCAAGGCAACTTCAAGGCTTATTACGAGAAGATATCTTAGGACCAGGAACTGTTACTGATCCTGAAAGACAAATATTAGAACAGATTGTACAGAATCCAACTACATGGATGGACACCGCTGGTAAAACACAAGACAAAATAAATTCTCTTAAAGGAATACGAAAAAACGCATTTAATAAATTAAAAACTAGACTAACAGGGTTAGGATTGGATGTAGCTGAAGTCGGACAGAGCAAATCATCTGCACAAAATTTTGACCAGCAAACTTCATCTGGATTGGGTTTCACTGAAATCGATTTGGATCAACTATAATGCCTAAGTACAGAATTAAGTCCGACATCTTAGGGGTGGATTTTGGAATCCGCACGGATGAAGCATTAACTGAACGCGATTACTTTGATATTTTAAAAACCAAAGTCAGTCCGCAGAAAATGCTTGGTGTATACAGGCGGAACAAGGACGATGAAAAAGTTCAGTCTCTTGCGACCAAAGCATTGGATAATGATTTCTTTGACACTGGAGTAGGTTTTGCCACTGGTTTTGCTGAAGCCGGTAAATCTTTGGGCCGAGGTGTAAAAAACATGATGGTGACTAATATTGCTGGAACAAGCAGACTGCTTGATGCTTCCATGCAGTATGGCAAACCTGACGAATCTCAAAGATATGACGATTTAATCGAAGAGGGTATAAAGAAAGCGGGGCAACAATTAAAAGGATTATCTTATGCATCGAAAAGAACAGATAGAACGATAGAGGATGATCTATCACAGGCATTACAGTTTGCCGGACTTTCCCAAGAAGATGAGAATTTAAAGAAGCGTGTAATCGCAGAAGCTAGAAGACAGGATTATGCACAAACAGATGCAACTCAGGCTCAAGCAGGAGTAGATGCATTAGGCATGACTACAATGCTTGGGGCTAAACTAAAGCAGGCTTTAGGGGAGGCTAAAGACATTGTAACAGGTGACACATCTTTTGGAGGAGATTCCAAAGAGCGTAAACTTAGAGAGTTGGATTACCTGGTAGATCAGGACAAGATAACTCGAACAATGGAACGAGGTGCTGAACTCGGACTTGCTCTAACCGGCCAGGAGGAATCTTTGAGAGATGTAAGAAGCGGTTTGGTCGAACCTGACAGAGATGTTGCTTTGGTGGGCTCCATACCATTAGACCCTACTTTAGCTCCATCCATGTTGGCATCAGGAGGTATGACATTTGGGCGAAACCTTATAGCTCGAGGTGCTATTAATAAATTTGGAAAGCAGGCGGCAGAAGAGTCTGCACTAAGGGCTACCATTGCACAAATTTCAGATGTAGCAAATCCAACAGCCACACAGAAAGCACTACTAAAAACTGCTGAGAAAAAACTTCAGGCAGTGAATGGTTCGGGCAAAAAGCTCGAGCAGTTAGTCGCTAAGTCTGAAGGTATCGCAAAAACTAAAGCGATTGACCTTATTCAAAAAGGGCAGGGTAATTCACCATTTACGGCTCGTATCTTACAGGCAATTGATAAAGCACCTGCTCCAAAGGCTCCATTCACAAATCGAATGACCGGCAAGATATTGGAGAAAGCAGGTATATCGGGAGAGTATTTAGGCCGTACTATTGAATTTCTACAAAGACTACCTGAAGAAACTTTGACCACTTTATTCATGCGAAGTGGTATGGACGAACAGGCCGCAATGTCGGCGGCTCGGGGGACGGCAAGAACATTGCAGGCAAGTGCGGCGGCTGGAGTTCTAACAGGTGGATTTAACGAATTTACTCCCGAACTTGAAAACCTTGGACTCGCTCTACTATTAGCACCAGGTGGATCTTCACTGCTCACTCGGTTTGGACATGATACCGCAATACTTGGTAAGCAGTTACAGTACGCACAATCATCATTACCCCTCTTTCAAAGAATCGCACAGCTTGATCCAGCCGACTCTTCACTCACCGCAGTAACTTTAGACCGAACATCTGCCCTTACACTACCTGGTACGATATCAGGATTGGCAGAAGGAGTGTTCGCAAAGTCTCGTCAATTCGGTCCATCGCCAGCACTTAAAGTACCGGCTACAGCATTAACTCGTACAGGACTTGGAAACACTCTTACAGGTGCTGTGAATACCGCCAAGACTGCAATAGGTGCAACAGCTATACCTGGAGCAATCGGATATGCTATAGACGGCGAAGCGGGAGCCGGCGGGGCGATTGCATCATCTATACCATTTATCGCCGCAGGTTTAGGACTTGGAACACTTGCCCGATATGGGTCAAAGGCAGACATTCAGGCAAAGATGCTGGGGGATGAATCCTACTACAAGGACACATATTTAAACGATGCCGACAGGGTGATGTATGAAGGTTTAAAGAAACCTGTCCGCCAAGCATTAGCCACATCTGCAATACAGAATCCCGATGTAATTTATAAGTTTATCGACAAGCGGGGAAACAGTCACTGGACAGTTGAAAATGGCGAGTCTGTTGTGACCATCTACACAAAGTCTGCACCCCAGGAACAATTATCCGCAGTCCTTGGACATGAGATTGCTCACCATATCGATGCATTTGGGTTTATGCCACAAATCCTTGAGCAGTTAGTCGGCTCAGTTGAAAAAGGTAAACCTGGTATCTTTACGGAATACAAGAATGGTAAACCTGTTATCATTAAAGATGCAGAGGGTAGGGATGTATATGCAACCAACGAAGAATTTGCCAAGCATCGTGAGCGTTATCTCGACCTATTGGAAAAATCAGGCACTGATAAGAAACATCCCGACTATCAAGCATATGCCAATGATGATGCCCGTATAGCTCGGGAGGTATTTGCATCACATGGAGCCGCTTGGTATTTTGGCGGTGACTTTGTCACCCGTAACTATCAGGGAGCCGGTGCAAAGATGATGGGAGCAATACTTGAGCCATTATTCAGTTCACCGGGACTTCGTAAATTCTTTCATCGTATCGGACTTGCCACTCAGGAGAATACAGGACTTGTGGCCGATCCATTAAACCTCTTCCCAGGCTTGAAGGAAATACCTCAACTGACCCGAATGATTGAGAAGTATAACGATGATGTCAGAGGGTTCGGTCCACAGGCAAGGCGTGAGGGCAGGGGACGGGGCAACCTGGTGGACCCAGCATTTGCCGATGAAATTGCAACTGTTAACCTGACAGCAAAGGATCTCGAAAACACTGCAATCGTTGACAGGTTAAAAGCCGGTGGAGTTGTTAAGATAAAAGACGATGGAACGATTGAAACAGATGCAGAAGGCCGTCCAGTATTTCTTCCGACTCGGGAGGTTAATAAGAAAAATAAGCAACTATCAAACGATATACTTTCTATTATCCGCAAGAAAGAAGATGCCGGAGAAACCTTTGGCGAAGGTCATGTGGCACTCGAAAAAACAGCAGATGGTAGAGATCGGGCAACAGGCAGATTTCTTGACCCTTCTATTATTGACGAGCTTGCCCAAACAGGAAGATATAACCCGCATCAACTCGCCGCACTTAAACAAATCAGTCAGACATTAAGAAATGACACTGGCGATGTGTGGAACCTCTTTTACTACTCAGCATTAAAGTATAATAAGGCGGGTAGGAAAGTCTACGGGCAGATAAAAGGCGGGGATCGCAAAAGCCTCCCATTTGGCATCGAGATTACAAAAGATGGAAATATTAATATCCAAACCATCTCCCTTGAGGCATTCAGAAAAAATTTAGATTGGTTCGCAAAGAGCAAAGGATACGAGCAAAAAATGGCCGAAGCATTTCAGGGTATGAATGCATACGAGAATGTGCAGAACGCCATGAAACTGCTTCCCACCTATTTGCAGAACCATATGAAAGGTGTAAAAAATGGCAGTGGTGGAAGCGGGATTAATCCATTACAACGCGATCTCATCAACGCCTCGATTGGCAGAATTAATGCCGATCAGGTAAAAGCCAATCCCATATTGGAGGGGTTGGGGGATCGGCGGAGTCAACGCCAGCAAAGCATACGCTCCCGCCGCTTGGATCGTATCGGAAATGCTATTCGGGGAGAGTCAGGATTCCCTGCATTCAAAAGTGCAATCGAGCAGAATAAGGTTCCGATGTATACTCCCAAACCCGAAGCCGATGTGCAGATTACCGACAAACTCTTCATGCCAGCAGAGGATGTGATGACTGCGGTAAATGTAAGAAATGAACTAAATAACAAATTTGCCGACTTGATTGTATCAGGTCAAAAATCTATCGAAACTAGAAGATCTCGTTCGCTTGATAATTTGATTGGTAATCGTGTAAAGATTGTACGCACAACTGGTAAAGGCGATGAAGCAAGAGTAATCGGAGAAGTCACAGTCGGAGAACCTATTCAATATAGAACAAGAGCTGAGTTCGCTAAAGACTACGATAAACACTTAGTCGATGAGGATTCTGATTTTGCTTTCCAGGATGGAGGCAAATTTGGATACCCGATGATTAATCCCGAAAGGTATGATTCACCATATCCAATGCCTAAAAGAAAAGGTATCGTTTACACAAAAGAGGTAGGCGGTCCCGACAAACTCTTCATGCCAGCCTCCGAAGCGGGTGCGGGGAAGGGGAAGCAAGCCGAGGCCGGAATAGAAAGACGAAATTTTTTAAAATTAATCGGAATTACTCCTTTTGTTTTGTCAAAATTTAATGCACAATCAGCAAAAAATGTAGTCCCTAAGATGATCAACAAAAATCAAATAGTTATATCATCGCTTTCCGAAAAGAATTTGATGCAGAAAATGATTATTGATGAAATGGATTTATATAAAGAGGATAATTTGGTTGATAGCCCTAATTACGAAGACTTAGAGGGTTCATTGAATCAAATAAGCAAAGCAAATAGATTCCCTGCAAAAATCGAACTTAGTTCATCAGAAACTTCTTTGATAAAACCAATTATTGATGAATCAAGACCTAGTAAAAATGAGGTAATACAATCGCTATCATTGGGTGAAATAATAGAAAGAATTGAACAAATACTAAAAAATTCTAATCAGTTGTCTACTAAAGAGAAAAGTATACTTACCAAATTACCTACTCAAGAAATCTTGAACTTGATGAGTGATGAATCAAAAATAATTCAATTCACTGTCGATGACACTTTGAAATCATTTAAGTTTATTGATGGTGAACTTGTGCCTGTTCAAACTAAATAAGTGCAGGTGCCAAATCTGCCGAGCGATTTCGCTAATTAGGGTCTGATATTCCCGAATATCCGCAAGCAATCCCTTGCGTTAAATAGGTATTAATTTCTGCCAATTTCTGCCGTTTTATTCTTGTAATGGGAATAATTATGCCCAAAATTTACGCAAGCAGTAGCGAAAGGATATTATGAAAAAAGGTAAGAAAAGATGGGTTAACGACATGGCGTGTACATTGCACTATAATGGCATGACTCGTAAGTGTTTTGGATATTCAATTGATCATTTAAAGCAACGAGTCCCCGAAGCGATTCAACGCCAGTGGAAATTACGAGCTAATTTGAATACTGACTTCATGCATAAGTTAAACGATAATGAGTATAGAGGTTATACAATTGCACTTACTGGTGAACGAATTTCTTACATCATTATCGACCGAAAGAACAGGATCAAAGAGGCCGCCAGGCTTTTGGGTCAGATCGGTGGACAGGCTGGAACAGGTAAGAAAAAAGTCCGAGGCGATTCAAATTATTATCGAGTTTTACGGATGAAAGGTGTGGAGAAAAATAAAATAAAACAAAGTGAAAAAAACAAAAAATAGAGAAAAAGTTACCTTTTTTGCCACAAAATGAAAAAAATATTTGACCTATTAACAATTATTTCCCATCACTGGAATTGTTCAGCAAGTGATGGGCTGAATAAGTTCTTTCAAATTACAATTCTTAACAACAACCGGCGGGAGTTGTGCATATTTGTTACGCACAATATGCATTACCCTCATAATTCTACATTTCTGCACAGCAAGTAGTAACTAGATTTTTCCCGCCGGTGATTATTCACACAAACCGGCAATGGAAAAATTACTCGAACAATACCACCCAATACTCCTATCTAAGGAAGATGTCAAAGCGATCTTCCGTTTAGGCTCTGATCGTTCCCTCAGAGACCTGAAAAAAGAATACGGCCTTCGCAAGAGAGGTCGTTATTACTTAGCCAAGTATGTCCGCGAAGCGATCCAAGAAATGGAAAGCGAGCAAGCGGCATGAAGCTGACCATCGGAATCGATCCTGGTAAATCAGGTGGGTACGCAATCGCTTGGGGCGGAATGCACAGTATTAATCTGCATACGCTTGATGAGGACTTCGAATTTGTGGAGCATATTCAAGACCTTAAGGACCACCCCGATGTCACATCCATCGAAGCAGTGGTTGAATTGGTTCCGCCCTTTGCTGGCAAGATGATTCCATCAAGCACTAGCTTTAAACTCGGTAAGTCATGCGGATTTTTGGAAGGAGTTCTCCGCATGGCTGAAATTCCTTTTACCCTTGTCCGACCACAGGAGTGGCAGAAGGGGCTGAGTGGGCTGAGTGGGCTGACATCGAATAAGCGTAAGAAGGTTTTAATGAATCATGCAAAACAATTTTTTCCTACTACCAAGGGACTCACTCTCAAAACCGCCGATGCAGTATTAATCCTTCGGCATTTTTTACTAAACACCTAATGGGCCTCCACCCGTAAAAATGGAGATAGAAAAAATAATAACATGGCAATATTAACACAATCATCTAACGGAGACGGACCAATCACAGGTTGGGATCTTCCACTTTGCAGGCCAGGGCAATACTTGGCCGTATGTCTCGATGTCAAAGATAGCTTCGGCATACAGCGTCCTAAATATGAGAATCCCGCTGAAATAGAAACTCTTGATGTCTGCCGCTTTCTTTTTGGAACTCAGGACGGGCAGATGGTACAGACTGGCGAGATGAAAATCTCAGCCCATGAGAAATCAAAACTCACAGGCGTACTTACCTCATGGTTAGGTTCAGCACCTGGTGCAGGATTCGACACTGAATCTTTGAGAGGTAAGGGAGCAATGATTAACATCGTTGAGAAGACCTCACAAAAGGGCAGGACATATTCCGATATTACATCGGTAACGCCTGTGATGGCAGGAATGGAAGCACAGGTTCCACAGGCATCGAACTTTACAATACCAGGCGGATCTCCTGCACCGGCACCTGCTCAACCTGCTCCTGCTGTTGTACAGCAACCTGTTCAGCCTGCACCCGCTCAACCTGCCCCACAGGCGACTACCACTGTGACAGTTGACCAACCTCAGACAGTTCAGCCGGCACAAGGCCAAATGTTTTCACAACCTTCTCAGAGCGTTCCGTTCTGATCGTTCCATACACATAACACATGGGGAGTGGTCGGTTTTTTGTATTTTCTCCCGATCACTCCCCACTTAACCCCAAGACAACATGAACCCAATAATTTTATTAGCAATAGGATGGCTCGCCGTAGTCATCGATATGATTTTCACATGAAAGATTTAGACGAAATCTTTGAGGCAGTCGAAAAGGTGGGCTTTACCAAGGATGATATTCTTGGTCGAGACAGGAAACAACCATTGGCTACAGTCAGGCAGATTGCCGTTTATTTAGCCCGACCTGGACGAACATATGTCGAGCTAGGAAAGATATTTGACCGGCATCATGCGTGTATGGTTTTCAGCTTCTGTTCGATCAGGGATCGTATCGGCTATGGCGACCATCATGTGGCTGATTACATGAAAAAAATGGAGGTGGCTACATGATCTACATCAAGCGAACCATCCACCTGGTATACTTTTTATACCGATGCGGGAAGGAGGTTATCCGTGGCTATTTTAACACAAAAGCCTAAGCGAGGAAGTGGTGGCCATTGGTACACCCGAGAAGGAAAAGCCATGCATACAGTGCCCTTGGCAAAGGGTGACGGGGAACGAAATACCACTCTGCGAGATGCCAAAAAGTTAGGTTTATATCCATCGGTGACAACCCTGCTCGGAATGTTTGCCAAGCCAGGGCTTGATCGCTGGAAGCAGGATCAGCTTCTTCGGATAGCATATGATAATCCTCCACAAGACGGGGAAAGTTACGAACGATATGCAGACCGATGCTTAGTTGAGCATGAGAAACCTGTGGAAGAGGCGGCAGACTTTGGGACGAAAGTTCATGATGCGATTGAGGCTTATTTCACAGGTCAGCACATACCTGACGAACTGTTAGAGTATATACAACCTGCCTTGGATTGGAAACAGGAGCATAGCCTCAACTTCATCGAATTTGAAAAGATGCTAGTCAATCCCAATCATGGTTTTGCCGGCACAGTCGATATAGTCGGGCAAGGAGTTGAGGGTTCCAAATTTATATTGGATTGGAAGACTCGCAAAACAAAGCCCAAGGTCAAGGTAACCAGCTACGACTTTCAGATTCATCAGATAGCGGCCTATGCCGCAACCTATTGGGGCGAGGAGGCGGTGTTGGGGCATAGCGTTCATGGAGCCAACTGCTACATCAGTTCGACTGAACCTGGTCGCTTTGAGGTGATTAAATATTCCCCCGAAGACCTAGCCAAGGCATGGGTCGATTTCACCTTACTCTGTCAGCTATGGAGATCTCTCAAAAACTACGATCCAAGGAATCATGGGTCCTGACAACTGGGGTGAAAGTCCAAGGAGGAGAAGCATCTACGATGGTATGTTTCCATCGACTGAGGAGATGCAAAAGGCATGGAACTACTTTTGGTCAAACAATCGGCTCAGTATCGATGAGAACGGGAGAAAGTACAGGACAAACGAACCAAGGGTGATGCCCCTGCCTCGAGAGTTTGAATTTAAGAGGAAGGATAAGAGAGATGGGTAAGTTCATTAGTTTATTCGCTGGGGTTGGTGGATTCGATCTTGGAATGGAACAGGCGGGGCATGAATGCGTTGCCCAAGTGGAATGGGATAAGAATGCGGCGGGTGTATTAAAGCACAGATGGCCGAATGTTCCCCTGTTCTGCGATGTATCAAAAGTATCGGCGGATGATCTGCCCGATGCAGATTTTATAACATACGGATTTCCATGCCAGGACTTGAGCGTGGCCGGTAAAAGAGAGGGATTAGATGGGAAACGATCAGGATTATTCTATGAAGCAACTAGACTTATTCGGGAACTGCGATCCCGAGGATGCGGGCTACGCTTTGCGGTGGCAGAAAATGTCGGTGGATTGTTCTCCGCAGATGATGGTGTCGCACTTGCAAGGTGCATCCGAGAGCTACTCGACAGCGGGGCTTGTGAAACAGGATGGCGCTTGGTCGACAGCCAGTATTTCGGTGTGGCCCAAAGACGGAAGCGCGTGTTCATTGTCTCAGATTTTGGAGGCGAATCCGTTGACGAAATACTCGCTATCACCGAAAGCCTGCCAGGGCATCCTCCGCCGAGCCGAGAAGCGGGGAAAGGAACTGCCGGAGATGCTACAGAAAGCGTTGGAGAGGGTGGCAAGTGCGACTGCGATCCAAACGGAACAGCAGGAACGCTCCTTGCAAGAGACTACAAAGGATTAGGAAACCAAGACTTAGAGACGGGTAGAGGTTTAGCATTACAAGCCCAACCAGTAGATTGGCAAAAAGTATCATTTGCATCAGATTGTTTAGGAGGTGACGGCGATGAACTCGGATACGAGTGTAGTATTTGCACACAAGACTATACTGAATGCGGATGCCCTGGGCCAACTCAAGACGGCTATGAATACAAAGAGTTTAATGGTGAATTGTACGCAAGGGTAGGCGAGCAAAAAGCCATAC